ACCTTATAAATTTGAAGTTGATTTGCAAATGGAAGCGGTGTTTTCTAACACGCAATTGCCTGGACAGCAAATGATAATGAGAGACATACCTAGGATTTAAAAATGCCAAACTCTATTGAACCTACTTCTGGTTTAGTTAATCAAAACTTTGTTGGGCCAACAAGCAGATATTTAAATTCTGAAATTGTTAACTATGTTACAGAAGGGAAAAAGTTTTTAACTTTTAAGACTTGGAAGCGTCCGGGTAGAAGTCCTTCACAGAATGACAAGTATTATGTAATTAATGCTGGTACTCAATTCAGGCCAGATATAGTTGCCAAGAGAGCATACGGAAGAGAAGGGTGGTGGTGGATTTTGCTCTTGGCAAATGGCATGTCTGATGTTTTAGAATTTGAAGCCGGTAAAACAATCTTAATTCCAACTCCTTACCAGTAATGGAGATTTAATTGGCCGTATTACCACCAATTCCTCCCGGTTTTCTCCGAGCGGCAAACTGTCTAAAGGGATGCGTTCGTACATCGGCAAAGGGCAAAGGTCTTTTTGTTCCTTATGACGAACCGGTGTTGTATCCGTGGGTAGAGGCTTGGATTCCCGGTGAAAATTTCAGACTTTCAATGGGCAATACGTCAAGCAGAGAAAACGAAGCTCAGATAAAATCTTTCAATTTTGGAATATCGAACGGACTTGGTGTCAAGATTGAAGTGGTTGACGAAGCTGGTGGACAATTTTATAAATTCTTTCAAAGAATAAATTATACCAACCGTGCAGCTGCCGACAAGATGATTAGATTTCGTTGGGGGTATATCGGTCAAACCACACAAGGCGAAATAAGAAATTTCAAAAGTCGAAGTACGGAAACTCCCGCTGGTGGAGGATGTGGCGCGGCCGGTGGAGCGGGCCTGCCTCTTCCCGATCCTAGTGATCCGAGAATGGTAAGTAACGAACATACGCTTTTCATTCAGGATATAGAGTGCCAAGCAAGTTCGGCCAGTTGTTTTAAATTTATTATCAATGCTCTTGACATGCATGCTAATGCAATGGGTGCAGTTGATAACCGAACATTTGGTGGAGAAAAAGACCCAATTTTCTTGACGGTTGCAATAAAAGAATTATTTAAACCTTACAATATAGATGTTGATTTTCTTGAAATTGATTCTACGGGGAACAGAAGACCATTAAGATTTTTTGTTCCTCCCAATACGTGTCCTACCGAAGCACAGCAAAGAAAAGTTGAGTTCTGTGGGCCTTGTGGTCGTTGGAATGTAGGCAATCGCCCTCCTCTTGAAGCTGCTTGCGCCTGGATGAATGAAACATTCAGCAAAGACGGTAGAGGAATCATAAGGTTCTGGGAAGATATCCCTAAAGGTCAGAAATTAGTTTTTGCTCGTAGTACAAGAGACCCGATTAATTCTTTTGACGAACAAAGAGTTTTGGGGACTTACATTGTCAACGGCGCTGCGTGTTCGCCTGTAATTAGTTTTCAGCCTAATTACAAGTTCATGTATCAGCAATCGATGACTGGTGCTGTAAGGCCACCGGGCAATGCTGAAATGCCTAACAAAAATGTTGGTCAAAAGCAAGCAGGTCTAGACCCGGATAAAGCCCCGCCATCGGCAATGACCAACTTGACCAATGCCGGTATTTCAATGATGCCAAATACCGGTCAAAGAACTTGGATTTGGTTTTTGCAGGATGCAGCAAAATACGTTTTAGATGCTGCAACTCATAATAATTATGCCAACATGGTTTTCACTCCAATCGAGGCAGAACTTAAAATTCAAGGCAATCCGGCTTACGAATGGCCGTACATGTGTAACGGATACGCTTTAAGTGTAGTTTATTTAAATCCGTTCAGACCGAAGCAAACTTTCTTCGGAGAATTTGGAGATGCAGAGTGGTTTCAGGGCAATCCTAGTAAATTTGGTCTTTCTACTGACCAATGTAATCCAATTCTGACAAATTGTAACTGGCTTATTATGGGAGTTAGTCACGATATTAGAGATGGAGCTTATTATACTACCATAAAAGTTAGGCTATTAACTCCCGGAGTTGATCTTCCTCCAAATGCCCCTTTGGGTGGATGTCCCGGTTCTTTCAAGTTTGGTCCATGAGGTAATTTTGGCAACAATTCAGCAACTTAATGATAGGATTGCATCCTTAGAGACTGCATTTAATCAGATTGGTTATTCGATCAATAATGCCGTAACTTCGGAATCTACACGCAGATTGAGATTGGAAAACGTACCGCAGACGATCTACGGTATGCAAATAGCATTATGCGTTAATACCGACGACCCTTTGGGTGACGGCAGAATTAGAATTTATCATCCGGTATTTGATTCGGAATATGATCCTAAAATGCCAAGTAGTTTACCGGAGATAGACAAATTGCCGTGGGCGCGGCCAATTAGTCCATTTGGCGGATTTGATGACAGTGGCTCTATATGGCCACCACCCGCAGGAAGTATGGTTGCCGTAGTATACCAAGGCGGCAATATTGATGAACCTTATTATCTCGGAACAATCTGGAATCGGCATCGTGGCAAGGACGGTGAACACCTTCAATATTGGTACAATTACCCATACATGGATGAATATTTCCGTCTCTACGAAGGTAAAAGAGATGGCTATAACTTTGGTGACAATAACGGCGATCAAGTTCATCCGCCTTGGAATACCCAAAGTTACCGGCAATATGATTGGGACGATACTGAAAGCTTTTACGCATTTTTAAAAGAAAGAGAAGCGGCCACTACCCCAAACTATTACGGGATGAAGACCGTTGGGAAAGAGTGGCTTAAATTCGTTGACGGTGATCCAAAGTGCAATTACAAAGGTCGTCGTATAGAATTGGCTACTGCTCGCGGTGCGGGTCTATTCCTTAAAGACGATCATTTGACGCCATTTTCTCAGTACGGGTATAACGGTTCAGCAACTATCGGAAATTGTGACGGAGTGTTTCCCTGTTGTGAATCGGGTTCTCCGACTCCTTTGCAAAACGGAGAAAATTGTCCTAGTCCGCAAAATGACGGTAGTTGCGGGCCACAGTCCGGAAGAGCTTCTTCGACTTTAAATAGATTCGATTCTCCCAACGATCCTTTCCAGAAACGAAAGGAAGAAAACAAATATTACACAGGTGTTAACACTCCTGCCGCTTATAAAGTTGATCTTCCTCAGAGCGGTGTTTTCCTTATTAGCCCTTCTGGTAATTTCGTTGGACTAGATGATTCAGTTGACCAACCGTTCGGAGTCCCGACATACGATTCTGAATTTAATTTTGGTTGCAACGATTTGTACAAGGGAAAGATTACGATTGGTGAAGCAACCGGTGCTTTCATCAGGTTGAACGGAGAAGAGTCGAATCCAAAAGTAAGAAGCGAAAATAATGGTGTAGAGATTTCCACCGCAATGGGAACTTACATTAAACTCAGCGATCATACCGAACAAGCCGGTAATGCGTGTGATTGTCCACCAAACTTTGCTGGCGAAAAACGGGGATTTGAAGCAGGCACTACTTCCGGCCACGCTTTGATTATGAGTGACCGTGGCCTTAAGGCATGCGGTCAATCAAGAGTATATGATAGGGTTTCTCAGTTGGCTTCGGAAACTGGATACACCGGTTATTGCATGTTACGATCAGGTTACGGATTGCAATTGATGCTGGCTGATACAAATATTCAAACTGAAACTGACCAACAGTTCATTCTTTTGCAAGCGCCTCAAAAAGATAATGTTGAAAGAGGGCCGCACACGTTAATTATGCAGGAACAAGCCGAAGGGCCGGGATATTTATTTTTAAGAGCCGGTGGGGTAATGCATCTCAGTTCTCACGATGAAATGCTAGAAGTTGTTGGGACGGAAGACGAAGGCGGTTCGGCTAGTAAGTACACTTCGATTACTGACAGTTACTTGGTTCAAATTAAAAATTATTATTTTAATCACAACCGGGCTACTTTCATGTGGGCTGATGAAGTCATGTATTTAATTGCCGGTCAGGATTGTGAAGTGCCGGAAAATCCGGATGACGTGTCTTCGCAATCTGATGCTGCCGCTCAAGCTGCTGCCGCACAACCTGGGGTTGCCGTCCAACAAGCGCCTGCTAAGTTCCCATGTATTTACGAAGCAATAACTTCTAAAGACCCTTGGGCCTGTCCTTATACCGGATACGTACACTACGGAGTGTTTCCCGGAGAAGACGGCTCTCCTCAACTTGACAGCAGAAGTCACCGAGTATTTGTTTCAGCTTTTTCACAAGAGAACGAAGATAGCCAAACTTAATTGGAGATTGAAGAATGGCAACGACGCCAGCCGAAGAAAGATTTAGTGGATTGCCGTATCCAATAGTGCAAGACCCGCGCGGCTTATTTCATCCGCAAACTGGCTCTATACAAATTCGTGCCAGTTTGTTGGCAATTTTGCTGACAAACCAATTTGAAAGGGTAATGGAGAATGATTTTGGTTCTGGTCTAGATGATCTTTTGTTTGAATTAAGCGGCGTTGGAATCGAGCAAACTGCTCGCGACAGAATTATTCAGCAGATAGCCAGATACGAACCAAGAATTACAATCGAAGAGTTAACTGTTACAACCACTCCACCGGTAGACTCTTTGTTGGCGGATGACGATCCCGGTGACCAAATACTCTATATAAGAATAAGGTATTTTGATCCTCAAAACATTACCGAAGTTCAAGATTTGAATTTAGAACTTCCCATAGGTGGAAATTCGTTGACGGGAGAACTGTAAAAAATGGCCGGTTGTACCGATTTATTAACGCCCCTTGATATAAGCAGACAACAGAATTTATCAGTTCTGCCCAATTTGCACTATACGAGCCAAGATTATTCGTCCATGAAAACTCGTTTGGCCCAATATCTGGCCGAACAGTATCCCGACGAGTTTTCTGACTTTGTTGAAGGAAGTTTGCTTATAGTTCTTATGGAATTGTGGGCATTCCTTGCAGACCTTCTATCTTTTAAGATGGATCAAATTGTAAACGAAGTCTTTATAGACACGGTTACAGAAGTGGAGAACGCTTTCCGTTTGGCTCAATTGGTGGGATTTTATCCACAACCGCCAATCGCTTCAAGAGCTTTCTTTTCGGCAACCATCCAACAGGCTTTGCCAATTGACTTGAATTTGGGTAACGCTATACCAGTTGATCTTTCAATTCCTGACGGAACTTTGACATTCGAACTTTTCCCTGCCGATTCATTGAATAATCCCATTCTTGAAGGGGATGTAATCATAACTGCCGGAAACTTCTCAAATACAAACATTGTCGGCTTGGAAGGAAGAACACAGATTGACAATAACACCGCTTTGGGCGGTTCTAATCAATCTTATCAGTTACTTCAGTTTCCGGTTCTGTACAGCAGTATTCGAGTTGATATTGACGGTACAAGATGGGAACAAGTGCCGTACTTCTCTGACAGTAATCCGAGAAACGAGTATCGTGTAGAGTTTGATAGTGATTACAGAGGTTTTATTATATTCGGTAACGGTAGAGCCGGTCGCGCTCCCGTACAAGGATCGACAATCCAAGTTACTTATAGAGTTGGTGGTGGGATCAGAGGTAACATTCTTTCTGGTGCTGTAGTCGCCCAAAGAGGATATGTTGTTCCCGGATTGAACTTCCCTTCACCTGTGACCTTTAGAAATTATACACGCGGAGAATTTGGTTACAACGGCGACAACATTGAAGATGTTAGAAGAAGATTGCCAGCGTACCTTAAAACTCAAGACCGTGCAGTTAGTGGAGAAGATTATCAAACTCTTGCTGGTCAATTCGTAAGTCCTTACAACGGTCAGTCAGCAAAGGCGGTTGCAGCACTTAGAAATTATGGCTGTGCGGGTAACGTAGTTGACATTTATATTTTAGTTAAAAGCGGAGCAGAACAAGTTCAAGTTGCTTCTGATGAATTTAAAGTCGAATTGTCAAATTATCTAGACACAAGGAAAATGTTTACCGATCAGGTTTGTATTCGAGACGGAGTTGTTTTAGAAGTCGATGTTACAGTTGATGTGATTGTTGATAGATTTTATCAAAAATTCAGAGATGAAATACTTGCAAATATACAAAATCAGATAGCGGGATTCTTTGCTTTGAACAATTGGGATTTCGGGGAAGATTTGAGAGATATTGACTTAATTAAAGCGGTGTCTGCCATTTCTCAAGTTATTACAGCATCAGTCAGTTTTGCAACGGCTGATCCCGATAACGAAGGAACTGCGGTAAATGCACAATATTATGAACTGATAAGACAAGATCAAGTTGCAATCAACTTAATATTTGAATAAGGAAAAGTTGGAATATGAATTTGAATATAAATCAAAAGTTTCTTCAAGAAGCAATGGAATTGGAACATAAATGGAAAGAGCTTCCGGCAATGAAAAAATTAATGGAAGATCGTTGGAAACGGGATCATACCGCAGTTCTTTTAGAAAGTCAAAGATTAGTTAATGAATTAGAACCTAAAGAAGAAGATAAAGGCAAGTAATGGCAGTTGTATTTTATAATCAGAACCCAACGATTTCCGATACGATTCTATTCGATCTGGTTACTACAGATACGGATGGTACTGCCGTTGACGTTTACGAAGTTGGCAAAGTTACTATCTACATGATAGATCGTTCACGCGCACCTGCTAATGCTGGTCTTTTGCCAATTACTGTCCAGAGCAATGATTTAACTAATACTTTCTTTTCAGCAATACCGGTAGCAGTTTTTGGAGACACTACCACCCCCGCATGGTTGGCAACTGATCCGGCAAACAGTATTCTCGTAAAAGAAGATTTTAATGAATCAGGTGATCCGCAATCTGGGGTTTACAGACTGACTTGGTTGCCGGAATTCATCAGAGAAGGTGATTACGTTGTTTGTTACGAGTGGACAGCCATACCAGCTGCCGATACTCAATTGATATCTTTGCCTTTTTATATTTTAGGTGATACCGCAGCAACTACAGTGATTCCGACTCACTACACTGCTCCCGGCAAGTATGACATGTTGATGACTCGGTATTTGCCTAAAACTTATAAAACTCATATAAGCGATAGTGACCTTACGCCAGAGACAGTTGTTCCACTGAACAAGGCAGTAGCTAAGGGGTTCACTGGTTTAGAAGATATGGCTAATCAGATCATTGATATGTTTGATGCCAATGCAGTCAAGGATAGAACCCTTCCATACCTCGCCAATTTATTTAATTTAAAGTTAAGAAGTACAGACAGCCAGTTGTGGCGTCGGCAGATCAAACAGGCTGTACCTTTATTTAAACAAAAAGGAACGTATATTGGTCTTAAGTCTGCTTTGGCGGCTGCGGGCATAGAATTAGTATCTTTGACTCAACTTTGGCAGGTTAAATCGAATTCTCTGTATACTGACGCATTCTTTGTCACAGAAGATATGGTTGATCCGGTTCAGTTCACTTTGACTCAATTAGCTATACTTCCAGTTGACCCTAATAATTTCGAGGTTTCGATTAAACTTTTTGGAACTGATGAATATCAAATTCTCAGTCCTGATTATGTTGATCTAGAGACTGTTGACGGCGAAACGATTGTAACTTGGGTCGGTGATGAACTTTCAGTTGATCCGATAGTATTGGCGACCGGAGATGTGGTCAAGATACTGTACCAGATAGCGCCAGTTCTTGACCAAGAGATAGAAGATTATATTAGAACTTTGCAACTATTTGATCTTAGACCTGAAACGGAAGGCTTATTGCCAGTTAAGAATTGGAATGTTAAAGTTATAGAAGAAGATGATGAACTTTTCCCTTTGATTTGTCCTGTCAAACACCCATTCACCGAAGATGTAATTTGGGGCAAGATAAGGACTGAGTTTGCGTATTCCGAAAACGCCTATAACATGGAAGAGTACAACGGTTCTTTGCGTGACAGTACAAATCCGTGTGATATGGATAAAAGCTGGCAAGAGCCGTGTTCTTGTTGTATTTCTAGTAAATTCATTATTAACATGGAAGTTTCTGATTTGAGTGGCGAGCGTATGACGGAAGCGGCAGAAATCATTAATGAATACAAGCCGTTTCACGCAGTTGCCCATCAAATAAATTTTCTGTCGGGCGTGGATGACTTTGTTTTGTCTCCCAATGAGGAGATAGAGTTTTTGACTGTGTTTGCTCCTACTGATACCACGATAATAACTCAAAGTGGATTTAACAGATTGATTCCTGAAGGAACTCAGGCAGACAGTCAAGAACCTAATAGAAGTGATTTGGCGGTCGAACAAGAAATATTTAACGGTGCTGGTTCTGGAACTAATGATGACGTTGTTTTTTATTCTCCGGGTACAAGTTTCAGAAGTATGCCGCTGGATACAAACGGTGATAACTTATTGGAGATATTGTCGGGGTCTGATTCTGGCAGGTACAAGGTTTCTCCGTCCGGAGATTATTTAATAAAACTTATACAGGCAAGTCCAGATTCCACTTCGTTCCCTTTGGATATGTCGGAAGTTCCTTTTCGATTGAGTAACTTTTTATACAATCAACCGGATGCTTCGATCTATCAGGATAATTCTTATAATTTTTCTGATGTAGAACTTGACACTTTATTGTATCCGATACAGGCAGGATGGAAGATAGTTGTGACTTCTGGTCTTTATGCCGGAACTTATACTATTACCGAATTGAATACAGACAACAGTATATCTTTGAGTAGCTTTGCGGCTTCTTCATCGGTTTCCGGATTAAGTTATCAACTTCAAACGAACACTTCGATTGTAGTATTTGCTGGATCAACCGGGTCTGTTGCGGTGACTAACATTGGTCGATTAGAGACGGATACGGTTGCAGAAGAGTTAGGAATCAAGCCAGGGGACTTTGTTGAATATTTGGGTACGCAGTATGAGGTAATAGAAAGATTTTCAAATTATCAAATGTTAATTTTGGGATATTCTGGCGGTGACGTTGTTGGGTCTGCCGATGTTAATATTTTAAGAAGATTAGCTTCGGGCGTAGGATTCTTGGATTTCCAGGGAATGACTTTGAACGGAACAGTTCCGGTTGTTGATGATTCTTTAGAAGATAATCAATTTTTAGAGAATTATGCAATTTCTATAAATGGAAACTCCTATCAGATAGTGTCAATAAATGGTTCTGACATGTCGGTGAATGGCCCGATGCTTCATTGGGGTTTGACTGGAACTGCTGTAAATTATTCAATAGTTCAGTACATAAAGACTAGTCCGTATACAGTCCCAACTACCGGAGTTGAATTCGGTAGGCTTGATCGTCGCGGTAATGACGAAGTTTTAATAACGCAAGATACTGATGCTCCTGCTCCGATGTGGAGCATGTCGAATGAATCGGTAAACAACGCAGAACAGGTTACGATTACTTTACAGTACAGGTAAGATTTTAGGAGGATTTTTGGACCGCGAATTAATTTTAGAATCTGACCTTGCTCCGAAAGGCGCTGGCGATATCACTCTTTGTTATCGAGACGGAACTAGGAAGTTCATCCCGTTAAGAGAAGAGAACTTGCCGTTTAAGAACGCGGTACTTAACGGCGGGCGTGCCGCACTCGTTCAGGGCATAGCAAATCAGTTCGGCGGCATTTTTGATAATTGGGTTTATCAAATGGCTTTCGGCAGCGGCGGAACTGTTGGCGGAATTCCTCGTTTTGTTGAAGCCAGCAGAACCGGTCTTTGGGGTCCGGTTGCCGCCGTAAAAACCGTAATTAGCACAATAAATCCTAGTGTTCCGAATCAGGTTACTTTCACTAGTGTTTTGCTTTTTGATGATGCGGTCGGGTCAGTAATTAACGAAATGGGTTTGGTATTGAAGAACGGTGACTATTACAGCATTACTACGTTCGGTGACATCGCAAAAAGCAGTAACCTCCAACTTATAGTCAATTGGCGTCAAACATTTGTATAATAATTATAATGTGATATGAATGAATTTATTTTAAATCAAGACCAAGAATCTGTCATAATTGGCTCCTTGCTTGGTGATGGAAGTATTCTTAAAGGTAAAAACTATGAGAAAAAATCTTGGTTTTGTAAATCTCAAAGTAGATTCGACAAATTAGGTGTTGACAAAAAAGATTATGTTTTGTGGCATAGTGAAATTTTAAAGGAAATTGGTGGATCATTTACTTTTTATGAAATTTCTAATCAATATAACGTAAGGACTTTGTGTCATGAAATTCTTGATCCAATTGAATCAAAATGGTATTCAAGAGACTTAAGTGGAAATTATATTTTCAAATATTTGAAAAATAACAGAAAACAAAGAATTAAAATCATCCCTCAAGATATAGACATAACCCCATTAGCCCTGTGTATTTGGTTTATGGATGATGGGTGGAATTGTTTTAAAACAAGAAAGGCAGAAATTGCAACTCAGAGTTTTACAGCAGAAGAAAATGAATTTCTTGTTTGTATATTGAAGAATAAGTTTGATATTAGTGCTGGAATATGCGGTAAAGAAAAGAATAAATATCACTTGAGAATTAATGCGAAAAGTTATGTTAATTTTATAAAAATCATTGAGCCATTTTGTAAATGGAATTGTTACAAATACAAATATGATATGAAATTGTATAAAGAAAAAACTTACAGTAGGGGAGAATTAAAATCTAAATTAAAATGCGAAGACATTATTAAAATTAGAAAAATGTCCGCAGATGGTATGACAAAAACAAAAATCGGCCAAATATTTGGTATGTCTCAGCCAGCAATTAGCATGATAGTTAGTGGTAAACGTTGGAATCAATTAATCAACAGTCAAGGCGAAAGTATTTTTGAAAATTAGGGGGATTGGTGGATCGGGAATTTAGTTATTTGGAAGCTTTGAGTAAATGTAGTTTTGAGAAAAAGTTTTGGCGATGTCAGCAAGAGGTATTCGATTTAATCGATGACCGTCGTCTTATGGTTGTCAAGAAGCCGCGCGGTGCAGGATTTACGACTGCTGCGGCAGCTTTGATGGTTGCTGGTCTTTTGAACAAACCGGGCTTTAGTGGCGTTTTGATATGTGCCGGTTACGGATTCTGTCAAAGTGCGTTTGAAACTATAGTCTCACTTATCCCTAAAGACATAGTTTTTAAAGTAGTTAATAACTTTACTTTGGAACTTGGCGATTCTAAGGTTAAAGTTATAGCGGGTTATCAATTTGTTGACGAGCAAGGAAAGTATGATTTGGCTGTGGTTGATGAATACGCTTGGCAAAAAAATGATCCGATGACCGGATTTACCATAGTTGGCTCAATTACTGAAAGTATACTCGGATTTTTGCAAATTAATTCACAAAGAGTTTTAGTCGGATCAACTCCCGGCCCGACTCATAACAAGGCTGGCGATCTTAATAAGTTCTATTCACTTTGGGTTCACGATAATGAATACACTAAAGTTAATTGGAGAAGATCAGGGCATGAAGTTCTTGGCGAAGTTTTGATTAATTGGGAAGAAAGTGACTTCAAGATGAATGAAGTTTTTGGAGAA